GAAATCTTTCACACCTAGTAGGCTTTATTTTATGGACAGACATAACAATAATTCTAACGACAAATGGATGCCTTATTGTTCGATCAAGAAGAGGAAAATAGAAAACTCCAACTTGATAGAAAACGAGATATCCAACTACAAATTTGTATCACACCCGTCGAGTTACGAACCAAACCAGTGGATGGTGAGGCCCGTACACAGTTCCCTAAGTTACTTGTCGACCTTGAAGAACACAGGATATATGATTTGCCCTGGATCATTACCGGAATCTTCTTCATGTTCTCTGGAAGCCTTGTCGCTGGCTTGTCGAAAAGCGTCTGTTCATATCTTGAGGGATGGCTCGGCCTCATGTACTTATGTATCTTTGGAGTACTTGGTCTTGCTATTGCTTCTACAGGAGCCTTTATTTTGTTATCACGATCACTTTCTTATAAATGGCTCCATCGCTCATTTGACTTCACGATCCTGCATAAACTCGGATTGTGGCGAAAGTTTAATTATTATATTCTCCCAAACGCCACTATTTCTGTAAAACTCGGGAATTTTGTGCCTAAAGAGGTGAATTCGACCTTCATTTTGCAAGATCCGCGGATTATATTATATCCTGCGTCGAACTTGATGTGGAGATTGTACAACCTTTTGAAGCCCAAAGACCGCCGTGTTTCAGAATCAGTATCCGTCATTCGTTCCGTTACTTGTCCCGAAGCTATGAAACGTTCACTCCCCTATGATCTCTTGTGCAATGGGGTTGAGGACCCAAAGAAAGTGAACTACACTAACTTAGATGCTATGCTAGCCCTGCATGAGAAATTTGATGCTAGCGGGAAACTAGTGTTTTGTGAAGCACTTATAGTCGACCAAGAAGTTTTGTCGGACGTTTTCTCACCGACTTACACCGGACCAAAATTCACTAAGGAAGATCGCGAACTCCGAGTGCGAGCTCTTCTGTCTGGAAAGATTGATCATATTAGAACTGGATCCCATTTGTTCGTGAATGGTGTGGATGTTTACCATGATAGCATGAAATTCTACAATCTTGTTGCACATAAAATCCAGACTGCTCCTGCCCCCAGTAATTTAAACTAAAACCACCTGAGATGATGGTGTTGTACGGCTACCGTGTGAACGAGGTTGGCCTGGAAGAGGTTGTCATAGTTGATTTCCTCCCTAAAATATCCAGGACCGCTAAACGTTTATTGCCGTGCGACGCCCGCCCTGTGTCTCGCTCCCTTCCCGCATTTATTGTGGGTCTTGCCTTACCCCGCGTAGATTTTACAGACATGTATTCTAATATTTTTGGATTGTCGAAAAGAGTCTTGCGCTCCCCCCTCAAGGTAATTTGAGAACTAAACGTGCTTTCAGAAGATTTGTCTGGAGGTGGTTGAGAAGAAATTTGAAACCACTCCATGATGAGGATTATGATTTCACTGCGTGGATTGATCAAACTGAATATCCTGAGACTCGGAAATCCGAGCTCAAGAATATTTGGAATGATTTCAACGCTGGTTCTCATCCTCTTCCTGCTCATATTAGGAAGGTTAATTCTTTCATTAAAGATGAAGGATACGGGGAGTACAAGCTACCCAGATGGATAAACAGTCGTTCTGACGAGTTTAAATGCATCTCCGGCCCAGCTTTTCATGCCATTGAACAGGTGCTGTTCAAAAACAAACATTTCATTAAATATGTTCCAGTTCCTAATCGCCCTGCTTATTTAAATGAGCATTTACACCGAGATGGTTTTGATTATTTCGCG